ATCTTTAGCTGCTTCTTGACTTCAGCTACAAAAACTGGCCCCATTATTGCTGCAGGATCTGGAGCATCTGGCACCACCTGATCCGCAGCAGCTCGCAGGGCGGCGGCGGCGAGAGGGCGGGCACGGATTATTTCGCCTTGAAGCTGAATGCAAGCAGCCAAGGCATCATCAACTGCGATTGAGGCGGGTGAAAGTTCAGCCATCGGGAAGTGCCTCCAGTTCACTAAGGGAGAATTGAGCTACGACCTGACCGATACGAATAGGGTTTCGCCGTCGCTTGAAGTGATCGGCGCACACTTGACGGGCTGATTTGAGTGATCCGCTGGTGTTGACGCCCCAGCCGCCGCTTTTATAGCAGCATTGCAGCCAAATTGGACACCACCACACTTTGAACTGGGCCTCGTAGCCTAGCTGACGATCTCGCACTACGCGGTAACGAATCGAGTCTGAGTGGTCAGTCATCGAGTTGCTCCAGTGCGCGGCGGATAATGTCCGCTTGGTCTGAGTAAATCCCCTCTGGTGGGACGTTATCGGCCATTTTGATGGCATCATTTAGTGCTTGCAACGCCTGCTCTTTCAAGCTCTCGCGGCGGCCGCGGGCGGCGCGGATCTTGTGATACAGCTCTCCGTAACCATTGAGCACTAACCAGCCCAAACACGCCTCTAGCTCCTGATCTGCGCCCCATTGGGCGGCGCGGGTGGCGATGTGCTCGTCGCTCAGTGCGACTTGAACTGGAGTGCCTTCATGCCAAATCTCGGCTACCCACTGCTGCACCAGCTCCGGCGGTGGGGTGGTGGGATGTTGTTGTTGTGTCATTGGGAGGTGATTAGAGCGAGTCACTAAAAACGAGATTCATCACGCAATTTCTTCCGCTTACGGTAATCCGCTAAAGCTTCAAGAACCTGCAGCCATACAAAAACTGCAAAACCAACAAGAGCGGTGGCAAAAGCAGCGCAAGCCACAAAAGCCAAGGCGACAAAGAGGGAACTCATGGTTTTTTGTTGTTAAGTAGTTTGTTGAAATTCGCCTCTCGCTGTTTATCCCACTTCTTGTCACCCTGCGCTTTTCCGCGCAAGAACGATTCTTGGGATTGCCCAGGTTTCGGGCCACGAGAGGGAAGGCGCGTAATTTTCCACTCAGTAGGTTCAGTCATCTTCGTCAGGCAAGATTTCAAGAAGGGACGTGATGCAATGCCCTGTTGTGTTCTCAGCTCCAAGGCAATAGCGCTCGGCTTCACGTAGCGCCATGCGCAATCGCTCAACCACAGGCCAAGGATCTTGAAGTTCGGCGGAGAAATCACCGAAAGGGGCGGGGTGAAATTCAGTCATCACCAAAAGCCTCCTCAGCAGCCTTCGCCAGTTCATCAATCGAGTTCGCAGCACTCAATTGATCTTGTACGGGCGCAGGAATAATTTGTGCGCCTTTGCTGTTCTTACCTTGATTGAACATGTTGATGTGGTCAGCGCCGACAACCTTCAGCAGCGCAGTTGCTTTGTTTTCTGCCATGGCGTCGATGCTTTCTGATTCCGTCAGCGCCAGCACGGTTTTGATGCCGTAGGGGGTGATGCCCAGCTCGTTCAGCTTGCTCTCCAGCTTGTGCTGCAGTGAAGCCTCGGAGGGCTCAGGAGCTGCAGCAGAAGCGGGTGTAGAGCGCTTGACCGGGGATGCGGCGCTACGGGCTCCATCGCTGCCCAGAACGGCATCCAGAGCGTCGTGCTCAACGATCTCCATCGCCGTCACCCACAGATAGCGACGCAGGTAGGTCTGCACGGCGCCGAGATTCTGAATCTCGTGCGCACCCTTGAGTGCAGCAGACGACATCGGCGAATAGATCAGAATTTTGTCGTCGGATTTGTCGCAGTCGTAGATCGTGAGAACTGCTTGCTCGGTGCCATAGCTGACAACACCGCAAATGCCAAGCTTCAAAAAGATTTCTTGAACAGTTGGGAGGAAGTCACCAAGCTCAAAGTAATTGTATCCTGCGAATTTGTTTTTACCGCTTTTTGAAAGCTTCATGCCCTGCAGTGCGATGCGTGCCTGCATGAGCTTTTGATGAACCGACATGTTTTCTGACTGAGGTAGTCGAGTGACTTGTGCAAGGTAGCATGGCGTATCACGACCCGTCAACCCCCTTAGTTGCAAAATGCCCACACGAGCTTCAAAGTCTCTCAATCGCATCCTGCGCGTATGCGTCAACCTGCTTTTTGAAAAGGGCGAAAGCGTGCAAGCGATCTCAAACTTGATGCAGGGCTTCGTTGACAGAAGAATGATTCAGGAATGGTATGAAAAATACTGCGAGATCAACGGGGTTGCAACTGAAGAGAACTCTGACAACAAGCACTTAACAAGAAAGATTCCTGTTGCGCCGATTGATTTTGAAAAAGTTACGCTCGATGAGCTTGAGAAACGTAAGGAGTCGAACTGGGATGACTTTTAAGCTTTCTCGTTGCGCCCCAGCTTTTTCTTTTTCTTTTTTGCCGCTGCTTCTTGCTTCTCTGTCTCTTTTGGTTTTATGTAGGGATTTTCGTGAATGTCGATAAAAACTTCTGCAAATCCTGGAGGCTCAAGCTCTGGATGCAGTGTGAAGATAGAGGTCCAGTTGGGCGCTGGAGATATTTTCTTGTTTGTCGTCATACGTCTGGTTGAAATGCAATCGCTCAAAATCATAGATTGAACCCAGCATCGCCTGCAACCTTTCCGCGTGCTCTGTTATTTCTTTGACTTGCGCAAGATAGTCAACAACGTATCTTTTGTTAGCGGCGGCAAATTCAGAAAGAGCGGCGAGCAGAGAAATTGCCTTTTCAGTGCAGCGCTTGTTTGCGTAAAACTCATCAAGTCGCATTTTATGAAAAACGCATTCATCGCGTAGGGCATTCACAAGCGCGAACATGCTGTCTCGCTTTTTAATAAAAGTACGTGTGATGCTTACGCACTTTCCCCTGAAAGCTCTCTTGTCTTCATAGCGTAAAAATCTGTAATCGAAGTCATCAACAAGCGCAAAGCCATAAGAGTTATTTGCAAATCCGCACGCCTGCGAGAAGAGCGCATAACCGTCCGAGCCAACTTTTACTTTATCGCCCAACTTCAAGTATTGAGGCGGCGCAAAAGATGTTCCGTCATAGCAAAATATCATTTCATCATTCCACCTGCACTTGTCGTCTGTATTGCGCCCGCAGATTGGGCAAGATTCACGGCGAGAGGAATGTTTCATAGTTGACTCATCGAATCAAGCATTGCATAGAACTGTGCAGCAAATGTTGCATTGCATGTTCCCGTCGCACCTTGTCTATTTTTCACAACGGCGTATTCATAAAGAAGTGGGTCGGCTTCTTTGTCGTAATAATAGGGCCAAAAGTTCATAATCACAACGTCAGCATCTTCTTCAATGCGCCCTGATTCGCGTAGATCAGAAAGCATTGGGCGTTTGTTCTCACGCATTTCAACACCCCTGTTGAGCTGACAGACGGCGAGGATGTCAACACCTGTCTGAAGAGCAACTGTCTTGAGGCGTCGCGTTGCTTTGCCAACAGCGAGTGCTCTGTTTTCGCTTGAAACTTTCTCTGAGTCGAGATCAAGCAAAGTAAGGTAATCTATCACGACAAGCCCAAGATCTTTATTTTTACGCTTCTCTGTTTTGATTTTAGAAACAACTTGATCAGGCGTAACGTCGTAAGTTTTTGCAAAGATCAAATTCTTCGCGATCTCGTCTAATTGCATTTCGCGCAGGCGTTCTTCTTGATCTTTATCGCGTGCTTGTCGAATGATATGCGCATAAGACAAAGGATTGCGCGCATTGTTTTCTATGCAATTAAGATAATCCATGCAACTTATCATTCTGTCGCATACTTCTTTTTCTGACATCTCAAGCGTGTAGAACAATACTTTGCACTTTTTCATGGCAACGTCAAGTGCAAGATTCATTGCCCAAGTTGATTTGCCGGAACCCGGTCGTCCTGCCACAACGATGAGCCTTCCCTTATCTGCGCTGTCCGGGTGACGGATGCCTCCACCCAAGCAGCTGTTCAGCCCGCTGAAACGGGTCTGCAAGACCCTGTTGATCAGCTTCGGGCCTAGGAGTATCTCTCGTGAGGCGAGAAGGGGATGCAGGGCCTCCTGAGCGAGGTCATTCCCGTCGAGCAGTTCGGCGGCATGAAGAACATTCGTGAGAGCAACTTTTGATTCGGCTTGACTGCAGCTTTTATTTACAAGATCAAGCGACGTTGCAAGATAATCTTTGATCAGACGGCGAGAGCGATGAAACTTCCAGATGGGCAGAATTTGAAAGCGCCAGATGTCAAGATCATTTTCAATTGGCAGGCTAGCGATACTTTGCACATATTCCTCAGCAGCTCTTAGCTCGCAGGATGATGCGTTTTTTAGGCGAGTTGAAAATGTAATGTCATTGATGGGCGCATGTGAAAAGTTAGTGAACTCTTCATACAAGCAGCTGTATGCGTATCTGTTGAATGGGTCGCTAAATAGCTCAGCAGATTTTGGTAGATCCATGAATTCACAGATCCAATCATTATCGCCTACATCAAAAGAAAGATGATTGTATGCGGCAGCAAGAAAGTGTTTTTCAATTGCTGAAGAGTCAGCAGCAGTTTCAAAATTGGCGAGGTCGAGAAGAGTCATGTTTCTGAGCGAGGGGGCTGAGTTTGTAGATCCTACACCATGTCTTCCGCAAAAGCAACAGAGATCATGGGGAGCTGTGGACTTTGAAACTTAGAGTTACCTGTATTGCTCTGCCCAAACCGCTGCCAGTTGTCATACGTGATCGACGCCCATTTCTTTTCACCCATCGTTGAACGTTTAATTGCAACAGCAAGTTGGCTTTGTACTGCTTTAATACCGCCGCTTTTGTCAAGTTTAATTTGGAGCAGTTCTTTGATCAACCCATCGAAAGCGCGTTTTGTTTTTGCGCCCGACTTGTGCGAGTTGAAAAATGCACAAACGTCGTCAGCGACATTTTGTAATTCGAACGGAATGTGTTTCGTCTCGGCGGTGAAGCGTGCGCTGCTCGTCGATGCCGCTGGAGGCGTCGCCGGGCGTTGGGCTACTTGGTTTTCTAGAGATTGGTTTTCTGGATTTATTGGTCTTCTTATAGTCACTGGTTTTCCGTCTGACGGGTTATCCGTCTGACGGGTTTTCAGTGAGACGGTGGAACCGTCTGACGGGTTTTC